AATGAATTAACATCAACTCAACAAAGACAGGCAAGATTAAAAGACCTTTCAACTTTGTAATATGGCAAAAGGAAAATCAAACAGTGCACACAAAATAAGTTTTGGTAAGAAAAAGTCACAACCAAATGGTAAAAAGTCATTTGGTCCTAAAGCACAGAAACCTAAAAAGTATCGTGGTCAAGGACGATAACTTTAAAACCAAATAAGAAAATTTTATATTTAATAATATGAAGAAAGATAAAGTATATGAATTAAGGATTGAAGAGGATGATGAAATATCAGGTATCGATAGTATATCCTTAGTTTCTGAACCCGCAATTGAGATAAATTGGGTAGCTTTCAATAAAGTAAAACCACAAGAATTTCATATTCCTGATGGGGAAGATAAAAAGTATCTTGAATTTTTTAACGAAAAGGGACAACCTGAAGAAGAATTATTGAATGATGGATGGGTTAGAGTTAAAGAAGAGTTTGTTAGTTCTTCACCAAATCAACCATCATTTGAAGATACTAATGAATTTTTGGTTCGTTACAAATATGTAAAAAACCCTGAAGCACCAGGTGCTGCTGTTAAATTAACCACAAGAGAATTTTGTAGTGATTTAATATCAAAGAATTACGTTTATAGAGTTGAGGATATGGATGCCATCATTAATGATGAAGGTGATAGTGCTTTAGTATGGAGAGGTGGTTACAATTGTCGTCATAAATGGATGCAGATAAAGTATCGTCGTGATGCTACAATTGTAAACAAAGGTAGTGTAACAAAAGGTAGAATTGACGATGCTGAAAGTTATGACGTATTAGGTTATCCTCAACCTGACACAAGAGTACCTGAATGGCCGTCTTTCTCAAAAACAAAATTTGAGATTGTTCCACCAAATCTAAATGTGTATGGTTACCATACAAGATTTTTCCAAATATGTCCTGGCGCACAAGCAACTTTTGAACATCTTGTATCGATGGATAATGATGAGGATACTATTGGAATGATTAGAAGTGCAGCACAAGTTGCTGACAACGTATTTAGAATTGAAGATGAAGTAATCAAAGCGGAAAAAGCTACAGAACATCAATACGAAGAAGCAAAGGTATTGGTTGATGACTTTAAAGATATTATCGGTGAGATAGACGCAATTAGTGGAATGAAACACGATGTATCTTATATGGATGGTCATATCGTTAAGATTGCAGAGTATTTGAAAGAAGATTTGGGATATGATGTTTCAACCATAACAGGATATGTTGATGAGGGTATTAGAAAGAAAAAGAAGAAGAAAGAACAACTTGAGTCATATTCAGATTATCCTGATAGTGTTAAGAATAACGCCCAAGCTGTATTGAAATATGTGGAAGAGAATGGTTGGGGTTCTTGTGGTACTGACGTGGGAAAACAGCGTGCAAACCAATTAGCTAAGGGTGAACCCATCTCGGAAGACACGATACGTAGGATGTACTCTTATTTATCAAGACACGAAGTTGATTTAGAATCAAGTAAAGGTTATGGTGATGGATGTGGTAAGTTAATGTACGATAGTTGGGGAGGTAAATCAGCTCTAAGTTGGTCTGAGTCTAAAATCAATGCTATTGACAGAGAGAAAATGTCCAAACAAAAGTTCCAAACTGATGAGGAGAAACGTATAGTGGTTGGACCAGCGATGGTTCCTGACCTTAAGATATATCGTCAAACAAAGACAGGTGACCCATATTATGTAACATTCAAAGAGGATACTATCCGTATGATTGCTGACAAGTATATGAGAAACAAGTATATTGACAATAACGATACCGAACATAACGGTAAAGCTGCTGACGATGTATATGTTTACGAGAGTTGGATAAAAGAAGACGAACAAGACAAATCAACCAAATATGGGTTTGGTGACCTACCAATAGGTACTTGGTTTGTTAGTATGAAAGTAAGAAATGATGAAGTATGGAAACGTATTAAAGCTAAGGAATTAAACGGATTCTCGGTATCAGGATTCTTTGAAGAGATTGAACAGTTCAAGATGGAACAACAATTCTTAAAAGAACTTGCTGAGATTTTAAAAGATTTATAGTCTAATAAATATAATTTATATTTCTATATATAACCAATAAATAAAAAACAAATAAATACGTATGTCAAATCCAAAAAACGCTATTAGTCAAATTAAAAATTTGATGAAACAATATGGTTTCTTGAATGACGAACCTACTTTACAATCTTTTAAATTAGAAGATAATACAATTGTTGAGACTTTGAAACTTAAAGCTGGTGAGAGAATTACCAAAGTTAATGACGAGTTTAACAGAGTAGCATTAGAGTCAGGTTCTTATCGTCTTGTAGAAAACTTTGAAATTAAAGTTAAAGAAGGTGAGATTGTGTCAGTTAAGGAAATTTTTGTTGATGCAAAGTTAGTAGACGGTACTGTTGTTAAGGTTGAAGGTGAAGAGGTAATTGAAGGTGCAGCTGTTAAAGTTGTAACTGAAGATGCTGAAATTCCTGCACCAGACGGAGTACACGAATTAGAAAGTGGAATGAAAATTGAAACCAAAGACGGTGTTATCGTTAAGGTTGAAGAAGTAGTTTCAGAAGAAGAACCAAAGGTTGAAGTTGAGATTGAAGCCCCTGAAATGGAAATGGGTGGTATGAAAGAACTATACAATATGCTTGAAGAAATGATGAAAAAAGTTTCTGAAAAGATGAAAAGTATGGAAGAAAAAATGTCATCTGTTGAAAATGAATTTAAAGCTTTCAAGAAACAACCAGCAGGAAAGAAAATTTCTGATGGTAAAACAGATTTTAATAAAGTAGAAAAATTAGACTCAGTAGATGCAAGAGTAGCTTCTATTATGAGTATGAGAAACAAATAAAAAAAAACATTAAAAAAATAAAAAATTATGAAAAATTATTCAAAAGAAGATTTTAGTTATGTAGTAAGTTCTATTACAGGTTTCACAGACCAAACTTCTACAGAATTGATGATGAAGGCTTTGGTGGGTGGAACTACCGCAAAGAACAGTAATGTTCGTCTTGGTGTTAAAGGAACCCAACAAATTCAAATTTTAGACAACACACCAGCTTTCCAAGCAGGTGCTTGTGGATGGTCTCCAAGTGGTACAACCACATTCTCTCAAATCTCTCTAACAGTATGTCCTGAGAGAGTAAACGAGTCACTTTGCCCTGACGCGTTATACAGCACTTATCAGTCATTACTTTTACAAAAAGGTGAAACTGAAGAAAGTGTACCGTTTGAATTAGAAATTGGAAACTTATATGTAAAGAAAATTCAACAAAGAATTGAACAAAAATTATGGCAAGCAACTACCGCAGGTGGTGATTGTTTCCAAGGTTTCAAAGCGTTGTTAGTATCAGGTGCTACAGGTACTGCAGTATCAGACAATCCAACAGCGTTTTCTGCATCAGCAGCTTACGGTGTTAGTGGTAACCCAATCACTGAGGTAGACAAATTAATCAACGCTTTAGATGACAACGCACAAGCTGTTGAAAACTTAGTATGTTATATGTCATATGCTAACTACAGATTGTATGTTCAAGCGTTAACAAGAGCTAACTTCTTCCAAAACTACATCGGTTCTTCAACTACAATTGGTGGTGAAGCAAACGCTTTCGCTGTACATCCAAACTCAACTGTTAAAGTATATCCTACATTAGGTTTATCAGGTTCTGGTAGAGTTGTAGTAGGACCAGCTGATTATTTCGTAGTAGGTTTTGACGCTTTATCAGATTCTGAAAAAATAGATATGTGGTGGAGCAGAGATAACGACGAAATTCGTATCAGAGGTAACTACAACTACGGTGCAGCTTTAGTACGTTTCGCAGGAGTTAACTACTTCGCAACAAACAACATTTCTTAATTAAAGATATAGAAACAGGGAGGTGAAAGTCCTCCCAATTTTTAAAAAATAAACAAATATAAATAATATAAAATAATATGAGTTGCTATATATCACAAGGAATTTCCTTAAACGAATGTTCAGATTCAATAGGTGGTATCCAAAAGATTTATATCGCTGGTGGTACAGGTACAACAGTAGGTGGTGTGACAGCTTTCACATACAATTCTGTTGACTCTATCACAGGTGCTACATCTGCTGCTGGTACAATCTTCTACGGATTTGAATTAAAGAGAGGAACTTCCCAACTTACACAAAATATCCAAAAGTCATTTGAGAACGGAACCGTTTTCTATGAACAATTATTGGAAGCTGTAATGTATAAATACGATGCTTCTAAAAGAAGTATTATTGAGAATTTAGCACAGAAAGATAACTTACAAGTTATTGCAATTGACCAAAACGGTACACAAGTAATGGTAGGTCAAGTGAGAGGTATGTATGTATCTGCAGGTGCTTTAACTTCAGGTTTAGCTTTAGGTGACAGGAATGGTATCAATTTCACACTAACAGGACAAGAACCTGTTCCTGCGAGAGTTATTACAGGTACATTAGCTACTGTTTTCTCAGGTGCTTCATTCGTTGGATAAACTATCTTGATGATTTATTCATCAACTATCTATATATCCTACTAAAAGAGGGTCTTCGGACCCTTTTTTTTGTTTTATACCGATTCACTTTTACTTTTTTTATATTTACTATATATAGACAATAATATGCTAATACTAAATAAAGGACAGCAAAACGAATTAGTGTTAAATATTAACAATAATTCAAGAACAGATTTTACAAGTTATACTTTAACATTCACACACGTGGTTTCACAGGAAACCAAATCATATGTTATTAGTACATCAAATCCATTACTCTATGCAGAGAATGACAGGTATTGTGAAATTATATTGAACTTACAAAACTCAGGACAAGACTTAAATTATCTTGGTCAATATCAATTACATATTTATGGTAATGGAACCAATTTGGTTTATATAGGAATGGCGGAATTAAATGGTTCAGAAGAATCAACACCATTCACTGAATATATTTCACCAAATGAAGATAATGAGAACTTTATATATATACAAGATTAATTATGAGCGAAGAAAAACAAAAATATCAATTAAGTAGGTCTAACTTTAGACAAGAACCAATCTTACCACGTTTCTCTGAATTATTTCAAAGAGTACCTTGGGTATATTATGGTGACAATAACTTGATGCCACAATATTTGATTACAAGATTTAACAATAGTGCAATCCATAAAGCAATCGTAACAAGCAAGGTTAATCAGATTATGGGTGATGGTATCGTTTCATTAAACAATCCGATGGCTACAGTTAACCTTATCAACAAGAAAGAAAATGTTGAAGAGGTTATGAAGAAATGTGCGTTGGACCTTGTTCTATTTGGGGGATATTCATTAAACATAATTTGGTCAAGAGATAGAGAAACGATTGCTGAGATTTACCACTTAGACTTTAGTAGAGTTAGAGTAGGTAAAATTAATCCTGAAACAGATGAAATTGAAAAATATTATTATTCAGCTGATTGGTCAAACATTAAAAAGTTCCCTGTTGAAGAATATGATACATTTAATCAAGAAGATGGTGACCCATCTCAAGTCCTTTACTACAAACAATACCAACCAAGTAATAGCTATTATCCTAATCCAGATTATTCTGGTGCTTTGGCTGCTATTGAAATTGATGTAAACATTAAGGAGTTTCACAGTAACAATTTAAAGAATGGTATGTTACCATCACTTTGGATAGACTTTGTGAATGGTATCCCTGATGAAGAAAATCAAAGAATTATGACAAGAGCGTTGGAAGAACAATATTCTTCAGTTAATAACGCAGGTCGTCCAATTATATCTTTCAACGAAAGTCCTGAACTTTCACCAAGAATTACACAAATCCCTGCAAGTTCAAACGATGGTTACTATCAAGCAATCTACGATGATATTATTAGAACCATTTTAAGTGGTCACAGAATATCTTCAGGTGAGTTGTTTGGTATTAGTACTTCAGGTAAATTAGGTACTCGTAATGAGATTGTAGACCACTCAGAGTATATTCGTAAGATGGTTATTATGCCGTATCAACACGAACTATTACCAACATTTAATAAATTGGTAAGTCTTAAGACACAAACTCCAACCACATTTGAAATTAAACCATTATCAATCTATGAAGTTGGTGATGTGGTTGAACAACCAATAGTTGAGAATAAACCAGAACAACCAACACAAATATAACATTATGGGTGTATTATTAATATCAGAAACTAAACTAAAACAATTTACAAATATCAATAAGAATGTTGATATGGACGTTTTACGTGCTGAGGTACAAATAACTCAGGATACAGAATTGCAACCACTATTAGGTACTCCTTTCTATCAACATCTATTGGACCAAGTGTCTTCTACGGGTAATACGTT